GCTCAACACACTTATCAAGGAGATTAATATGTGCTATTGCGATTGTTGTAATAAATGGGTCAAAGATGAGCGTAGTTTTCAAATGCGAGAAATCAATGACGATACTCTATTCATATGTCTTCAATGCGATGACTATGAAGACGAGAAAATATTCGAGATCATAGAAGAACGCAGAGAAGAGGAACACATCGATCAACAGATCTATAACTATCAATTAACAAAAGGAGATATAAATGCTTAAATCATACAAAACAACAGTGTTCGAGGATCGCTTCGGATTTACTAATATTATCTACCATTCTACTTCAGTGGTAGCTTTCAACGACAACGAAATCATTCTCGATACTGGAGGATGGTACACAAAAACAACTAAAGAACGCATGAACGAGGCGTCTCGTACTTTTAACCTTGGCTTTAGTGTTTATCAGAAAAATTATCAATGGTTCATAGACTACCAAGGACAAACTATTCCATTTGACAATAGCGTTAAAACTTTAACTCGAGGAGAACAATATGTCCAATAGAATCCTACAACTCAATCAAAAAGCCCATGAGCAAGCTAGAAGAACTTATTCTTTTGTCTCAAATGCTAAATGGAGAACGATGCGACTAAAAGATCTCTCTATCACCGAACTCCATAAGGAGATAGACGAACTTTATAATAGTTTACTCGAAGCAACCAACTCGATTTTGCATGTCAATTATACGATCCACGATCAAGAGAAATATCTCCAGAGTGCGATCCTTGATGAATTAATCGACAATAAACAAGTTGAACTCAATTACTACGAAACCGAAGAGATGTTAAAGCAATATATTTCAGCACCTACGGAAAGAAGTATGTATAAGAGTATTCCTATTAAATATTTCGAGGCTTGTAAAAAGTATTTTAAAGCGATTCCAACTCGATATAAGTTTAGAGGAAAATCAATTCCAGAGATTGGCTTCAAAAGAGACGCCTCTCATATTTCAAAAATGTACGCTACAACTTTCGCAATTTATAGGGGATAATCATGTCAAATTTTGTCCATGTCCTTGATTTAGACGAGGAAAAAATCAAAGTATTTAAAACAAATGAGGAACTCGTTAACTTTATTAATGAGTTGACTCAAAACTTTAAAGATCTAGCCAGAAATAGATATTTCTTCTGTGCCAATTCTGAACAAGCTAGAAACATCATTCACTACCAAATGAAAAAAGGAGACATTCATGTCAAACAATAAAAAAGAACTTAAAGATATAACTATTCGATTCCTTGAGAGATATGCCTCTAAGGGAGAAGTCAAAGAAACCGAATTGGCTCGAGTTGAGATCGATTCGTCCATTGTGTGGGATCTCAAAGAAGTCCAAGAGGTTATTGACCTAATCGAGAGCAAAATGTCCCCTATCTATGGGGAATTAGATATCGATATCCAATATTTTAAAAACAATTCTCTGGAGGCTCGCTATGTCTCTAATTAAAGATTTACTAGCCTTTTTGGTTATTTGGTTTATTGTTATCAACTTGCATAGTTGCTTTATTAACTAGGAGATATTTATGAAAAAAGAGTTTAACCACTGGAAAGAAAACGACCTTCGACTCAATCGTCCTTGGTACGATAAGCACGCAGAAATCATTTTGACTGTTTTAATCTTTGCTTTTTCTGCCTTAATAGCTTTTATTTTCTAGCTTTAATCATAAAAGAAGAAGCCCTCATTGCGAGGGCTTTTTGTTTTACTCTCTTAGGAAAAATGAAACTAGGAGAATTTTAGACACACCTCTCCCACACCCTGAATTATACCACAGAACCCTCGTATGCCTCGACTCAAGCAAAGATCCTTTTAGAAGCTAATAGAAGAAGATTAGAGAATGCTTTTTCCAACTGGTAGGAGTAATCAATCGATTTCTTTTCGTTGAGGAATCTTGAATAAATAGCCTTCTTTTGTGTTGGTTCGAGCGAGTCGATAATTGCGTCCATTGTTCGACAATGCTCTAAGTCCATATCTGAAAGCATCAACTCGAATGTGTCTTCTGTGCTTGCACCCCCAGAACTTAAAAAGGATGACTTCGAGGGATAACCTAATCTATGCGAATCTTGTTTCATCCAATTAGCCCAATTGGTTAAAATTTGCATTAATCTTGCTTCATTCATTAAAAACGACCTCCAGAATCGCTCTATATTGCATTTTCTTTGATAGGTTGAGGCTTACCTATTAGGTAACTTTACAGGTTACCTTGAAGGTTACCTTCTAGCTTAGATCTACTTCTTTACACTCCCAAAACCTTCCCACCTTGTGCCAACCATGAACCAATAAATTCCAGTTTGCTTTTCTCAAGTTTGCGAGGTGTTCATTGTCCTCGATCTTCTTAATCCTTGCGTTAATGTTTGCCTTAGTGGTTGTTTGGATCGCATAGGTTTCTCCATCTTTAACCCCAAGGATGTCCCAAGCATGAAAGAGATCTCTACGAGTTCGAGAAAATGGAATCCATACCTCGACTACTTGGATCGTTTCAAAACCATCCTTCTTCAACTTATTTAGACTTAGTTGGGTTGGGCTTAGTGGCATTTTTTTCCTTTTGCTTTTTTGCGAATGTCGTATTTTCCCAAAAAGGATTCGATTCAACTTTTTTGGTATCTTCTATTCTTCTGCCGCTACCTTTACTCATAATGATTCCTTGAGATTATGGCTCAATCTTAGTTATTCAGATTATGGCTCAATCCGGGTACCCAGATTATGGCTCAATCTTACCATTTCTGAAATGAATCACTCTCTTTTGATGACCTTCTGGCAGCCAAACATAATCTTCATGCAAACAACTTGTACGATATACATTTTCTAGCTTAATTTGTACATAATTATTGGCAAATGCACAAGTTTCAAAGTTACCTATGTACTGTGGAGGTGATTCTTTTGTAAGATATACAATTAATATAAATTCAAACATAAATTATTATATTACATTGTATAGTGGAGGGTGATCCTTTCTCCGATCCATTTCATGACTGGAACTGCCATACTATTTCCTAAAGCTTTATATCTAGGCCCATCTGGGCAGTCGTCTTTGATGTTAGTATAATTATCCGGGAAGCCTTGTAATCTTTCACATTCGATTGGAGTTAATCTTCTCACTCTCATATCTGTTATTGCTTTAGGGCCGCTTGTGTTAGTTCCACCAGTTGCAGCAGTTAGTGTGCAAGCAGTTTGACCATCGACACTTTGATTGTAAACATCAACTGCCACTCCATGAATGTCGGTAGTATTTAAAGTAAAACATTTTTCTGCATTGATGCCTAAACCATTTCCAGTTTGAGATGTTGAACCACCACCTTGTAATGAGTAAGCTACGTACTGACTATCTGAAGTTGTATCATTACCAACTCTACTAATCCCTGCAGCACTAGAAGTTAAAGTTGGGCCTGTGTTGGCAGCATAAACTAATTTTTCTACTATCGTTTTTGCATATGCACTATCACTATTGATTCCTTTATAATCTCTAGCTAGTAATGGATCAGTTAATTTTTGATGTAACAATGGCATCATTCTTGGTTCGCTACTTTTTGCAATGCCATTTCCAATGTTGGTGGTAATGCTTTCCCTCTGCTTTTCACTCTTCTCAATATTCCTTGACAAGCTTTGGGACTCAAATAAAACTTTGGATGGAGGTCTCCAGTCTCCAAAATATCCGACAACAAACACTCTTCTGCGTCTTTGGGCGACTCCGAAGTATTGAGCGTCAAGCACTCTGTAAGCATACCCATACCCGAGTTCAGAAATCGCTGAGAGGAAGGAGCCAAAATCTTGTCCTTGTTTTGAACTGAGGACACCCGGAACATTTTCCCAGACGAACCACTGTGGTTTAAACTTATCAAGAATTCCACAAAATGTAAGTGCAAGATTTCCTCTGGGGTCTTCGAGTCCTTTTCTGAGTCCAGCAACTGAGAATGATTGACATGGGGTTCCTCCGACCACAAGTCCAACTGATCTGTTTCCAAAATTCCACTCCTTATATTTAGTCATATCTCCAAGATTAGGAACATCAGGATAATGATGTTTTAAAACTTCACTTGGAAATTTTTCTATTTCTGAAAATGCAACTGGTACAAAACCTAAATGATGCCAAGCTACAGTTGCTGCCTCTATGCCACTACATACTGATAAGTAATTCATTTAAATGGACACCTTGATATGTATTTATAATTATCTAAAAATTTAATTCTATTTTTAAAATTATCTATTTCTTTTTCACTCACAAGATGATGCTTAATAATTAACTTTCTTTCTGATATTGGAAGTATGTGATACATGGGTGTTCCATGATTATATAAATACTCTCCAAAAGAATGTTTGTTTATAAACATATTGATGTGAGTAGAATGCTGATGTTTAAAATCAACCACACCTTTTAAAATTCTTAATGGATCTTCTAAAGAATAATTCCATGAAGGCTCGATCATATAAAATTTAATATCTTCCTTGCAAACTAATCTCCACGGAGTAATAAGTTTTAAATGATAGTGATTATCTAAGTTTGTATAATGTTCCCATTGCTTTACATCATGACATTCTGCTTGAGAAATATTATCTGCATATTGCCATTTTAATCCTTCTGGACGAATCGAAATAGATAGATCTGACCACAATGGAATCATATAACCATTAGAATATATATTTTGTAATCCCACACACTTCTTCAGTGTTGGAGATAAAAAGATATCAGTTTTATATTTATTAGGCATTCTCTTAAACCATTCTGGATACGAATAAGATGAATCTCTTAATTGTGAATAGTCATAAACAGATTGATTTGATGTAAAAGCATCTACTATTATTTTAGATTTTTTAATTATTATCATTTTAGTTTTAGTATATTGTTTTCAATCATTGTTTGAACAGTTCTAATATAAGCTTGATCCCACATATATCTTCTATCTTCTTTAGATAAGTCTTTGCCATTGTCTAACTCGAAGTGACACTTATGACATAGTGCAGCAACTAAAGCATCACTATTTTTTAAACCCATACCCTTACCTTGGTTACGATGGGCAGCACACACTGTTCCATCATTAGCACCACAATTCATACATGGCAGGTCCCGGCAAGCTTCTAATAATTTTTTATTTCTATACATTAGGGCTCAATCTTATCATATTAATCTTGAAACTGCATCCCAAAATTAGTGGAAGCCCAAAACTCTATTTGCTTTTGATACTCCACCATCTCATCAACAGAAAGTTTAGAGGTCGATGTTACATGAACAATCTTTTCTCCATTGATAACCTTTTCTTCAGATAAGAATTTAAATGCTAATAATTCGTGCATTTCATCTGGTTCATAGCCAAGACTGTCACCAATAACTGTATACAACTTCCACAGTCTTTTGTTCTGATCTTGAGATCTTTGAACTTTTCTTTCTTTGATATCCACTCTCCAAAATTTATCTTCTGGAAGTTGATTGATTATATCAAATAATTTTTGATGATTATTCTTTGTTAAGATAAAACTTACCATTGATATTCTCCCTTGTGTAAATTAATTCTATACCATTTTTAACTATTTTAAACTCTTTAATTTGTAAATCGCCATCATTACAAAAAACTTTTATAAAATGTTTTAATTCATCGTTAATAGATTTCATATTTGATTCCTATATCGTAATGTTAATTTATCAAACCAAAAATTCCACATTGGTTCGGATGGAAAGTTGCGTTGCTTCTGTACATAAACCATACAATCAGGCTTAAACTTTAAAGATTCTGGGTCTACGTTTTCTATGATGATATCTCTTTCTTTAGCTTTATTTCTATATACACAAACAATATTGTCACTTAAGTTTCTAATGTGACTTGAACCCATAATGTTTTGTGCATTAGGTGGTTCGTACTCATCAGTCTTTCGAGTATGACACACAAGAAAAACATGAATTTGTAAATCCCGGCAAAGTGTTACCAACTGATCAATAAATTTCTTTTGCTTATCATAGTCATCCTCAGGTACATCTGAAACCTTCATGAGTGAGTCTATAACAAAACAATCAATTTTCTCTACTTCGGCTCCATAGGCTAATGTCGAAAAAATATCAACACTTTCAGTTAATCCTTCTTGATCGTAAATAAAAAGTTGTTCTCCATACTTGGCACAAAACTCTCTAATGTACTTTTCTGTTGGATGACTGTTACCAGTTTGTAAGATCATTCGTGTTACAGTGATCTCAGGTCTCATCTCAAATGATGCTATTAAAACTTTAGTTTGTTTCAGTAAGTAAAGTGCTACTTGATTTAACCACATAGATTTTCCATGACCTGAAACACCTTGAACAATAGTTAACTCACCCTTGCGTATTAAAAAATCTTCATGAGTTCTTTGCCAAGGCAATGTGTATCCAGTAGTTGAATCTGTTGTGTAATACTTAACAACACTATCAGCAAAGGTATCTAATGATTTAATTTTAAAATCAGTTTTATGCAGACCAGTATATTCGTCAACTTCTTTTTTGGTGATAATCAAATTTTTCATGACTTCACCTGCAGTTAATTCAATATTCATTTGCCTGCCCTCATCATTTTCTCTGCTAATGTTAATTCTTTTTCAACATCATCTAACCATCGTTCTTGATTAATGTATACAATAGGGCCTGGGGAATAACCTCTTCTCCACTGATCACTATTTTTCATTATTCTCACATGATTAAATATTTTATCTGCTATCTTGTAGAGTTTCTTCTTCTTCCATTTTTCTTCACAAGCTTTCTTACGAATCTTTCTTTCATTCTTCGGATATATATCCCAAAACTCTATAAAAGTTTTGTCACACAATTCCTGCTCCTCTAGCGATAGCGTATTGTGGGTATTGGGTAATGGGTCTTGGGTATTGGGTAGCATTGCGTTCGCATTGCCATCGCATTGCGTTTGCATATTTCCCCATCTTTTTGTTGCATTTTCTCGTGCTTTTGCAGACTTTTCGTATGTTTTTTCTAATTCTTCATCTATACGTTTATGTCTATAACACTTGTCATCTTTGTCAAAATATAAACTTAATAACAATTCTATTTGATCAATTCTGGCTTGTGCTTTCATTGCTAACAACTGAATATTATCTTCAAGTGGTCTTTCTTGGTCGTAATACATCCACAATAATTCGAGATAAATACTTCTTTGCTCATGAGTTAGAAAGCTAGTATCTTTCTTAAAATCTCCAATATGATGACTGTAGAAGTTCATATATGAGCCTCCCCTACTTTCTCTAACATTTGCTGATAAATGTTAATGTGCATCTTAGGTATTTTAATTAAGCTAAACTCTGGTCTGACTTGAAGAAATACTAAAGCTTGATCTTCAAATGCAAACTTTCTTTCTACTTCACCATCACTGTTCACTACTATGTATCTCAGATGTTGATTGTTCATTCAATTTCTCCTTGAGTTGTAATTGTCGTAATAATGGAAGTTTATTGCTTTTCTTCCACTGCTGAACTGATTGTTTAGTCACATTAAAATATGCACACATTTCAGATGTTTTGTTTTTAAACAATTTGTAAGCTTCTTCAAATGTCATTTCTTTTCCTCTTTTTGTTGTTGTTCTTCTTGTTGCATTTTAGCGAAGGCTGCATCATTTTCTGCTTGCAATTCCTCACTCCATTCTTGTAAAAATTGTGCTAGTTCTTTCATGTCATTCTCCTAAAATAAATAAGACAATTGAAATTTACTATAGATATAAATTCATGTCAAGCAAAACTTACTGTTGACATAAAAATTAATTTCAAGTAAACTTTACCTTACCACTCATAAAGGAGAAATGTATGGAGTTTAATTTTAACGAACTAAAGAAAACAGATGTAAGTATGTACACTGAAAAGAAAGGTAGATATACATATCTTTCTTGGGTATATGCAGTTGATCAAAT